ATGCGCTTCTATGCGCTCACGCGACTGCGTTTGCTGGTGTATGTCTGACTGCACGTTAAACGGTGCGCTGCCTATGCCTGATACACCGTCAGCCATTTACCACCACCCTGCGCCCAAACCAGTCAACCATGTGCCGCCTCCTATAATAGCTGCCAGCATCACAAGCAGTAATATGAGCAGCAGCGTTTCAAAGAATGCCGCTTTGCGCTCCTGCTGGCGGTACAGCGTCTCTTCACGTTCTTTCTTGATCTTGCGGCGTAGCTCCACCATTTCACGCCAAGTGCCATAGCCAAATCTATTATTCAGCAGTTGCTGTAAGTCTTTTTCCTGCTCTGCCAGCTTCTTTTGGTGAATGATGATTTGAAGCGCCTCTTGCTCCACAGACCCAGATGAAAATAGCTTAGTGAAGATTGGCGGGTTTTTACGCTGCTGCTCTGCGCGGCCAAGATCCGCTGCTGCGCCATACCATTTGCCTAGCTGACCAGCTACGTCCTCTAGCTCACGCCCAGCGTAAACTAGCTTTTTCACCATATTATAGGCTTGTGTGGCCCCAGCAATGGCTGTGATTGGATCTATCATCAGGCACCTTTGCCCACCTTTGCGGCTGGTGGGCATTTAAAGTTATACGGTATTCTTATAACATATGGGTAGTGATAATAAAATCCGGTTGGGCATCTGTATATACAAGCGTTATACAGCACATGACCTTCTACTATAACGCCAACCGCTATACCGGCCAGCGCACAGATCATCTTTCCATCAGCCTATCTATTTTTTCTTCTATGCGATCAAATCGCGCCACAATCTGCGTCATTACAGCGGAGCTATCAGTTTTTGTGACATATTCCCGCGCCATTTCCTCGCGGGTTTTGTTTAGCAATATGCTAATGCGCTGAACTTCAGCGTATGCACTGCGAAGCAGCCATCCCATTAAGCCTAAACCAGCAGTTAGGGCAATGCTCCACAGTGCATCCATTTCCATTAGCTTATGCTCTCCAAATGCGCTTTTAGATCCGCGAAGAAAGCGTCACGCCCTCTTTGTATCTCTATAACGTTTAGTTTAGCAGCATTTAGCTTACCATCCAATCGACTAATGTGATTTATGCAAGCCTTTGCTTCATCAGATAACTGGTCTTCAGTGTATTCTACTTCATCAATCGTAATGACCTTTTTGTCTTCAGTCATAGTGATCTCCTTTCAGGTTATGCTGCCCAAGGTATACCCGAGGCAGTCGTTGGATTAGCTATCGCATCAATCTTAGAAGCAATAGCAGCTTCAGTATCCTCTTGGGATACATGACCCCAGACCCAGCCTTGAGCTTGAGCCTCAGTAATATCGGCATACGGTGTGAAGTCAGCAGCAGAGGCATCGTAGGTTAAACCACAAGTGCCATATGAGCTTGCTGAGTTACCATCGTCATCAACGCCTGTGCAGCGCCAATGTGCAATGTAAACGCCACCGTCAGCGATTTCGTGTTCCAATGTTGGAATAGTCCAAGTGTAAGTAATAGCCATGTTATACCTCTTGTGCTGCTAAATGTGCGGCATAAGCATCCTTAACCGCTTGTGTGAATACGGTTGTGCAGATGGCAGATACGTCTGCATCCTCTGCTGATAGGTCAGCGTTGGGCATAACCACATGACGATGATATGATTTGCTTAACTCTGTACCATCTTCTGACACGATTGTTGCTGTGCGTACTTGAACGCAAGACCAATCGCCTTGATTCAGCACTTCAATCTTGTCGTTCTTAAGTGTTTTCTCTAGTGCCATCTTTTATCTCCTTTATGGCTTGGACTGTCCGACCCTAGATCCACTAGGGTTAATTTGTTAATCGCCATCAGTAGCCATATACCAAAATTGTATGTACACAGGTCTGGTATTTTCAAACTCTGCCGACCCTAAATAACTTGAATTTTCTTCTACTTTTTTGAAAAGTACATGTGTACTGTTTCTGCCCCCGTGTACTGTTGTTACATCATCTGTGCCTGTACCATCAAACCAAGCAGAACCATTATTAGTACTGTAACCAGAACGATTTGAAGCAAGAAATGGAAGCCCCGTCAATTTTAAGGTTCCTGTAAAACTGCTTCCAGTATTTCTGGTTGTTTCTACATTGACCCAGACCAATCTACCTATTTTGGTGTAGTTAGCCGTTGTTGATGTAGTTGCAATTACTTGATTAGCAGTGCTGTCTTTCATTACGGGAGTCCAAGTGCCTTCCTCGTAGTCCTCCAGCTTATTAGCCGACCCAGTGCCGCCAAGGTATACACCGCCAGACAGGTAGAGGTCTTTGAAGCGGTTACCGCTATTACCTATATCAATAGCGTTATCACGACCTGAACCGCCTGTTACATTGAATGGCTGAATATAATCATTACCAGAATTAAACTTTAATCCAGTGTCTGCATTACCAATGTAAACTTCGCCACCAGAAGCACCAATACTCCCCACAGTGGTGGTGTCTTTGTAGAACTTAAGAATGTCACCATCCGAAGAAAGCCTGATTGCACGAATAGCAGCATCACCAGACTTAGTGACGTTTAGCTGCCCTGTTGCTTCTGCCTGTATTCCTGCGGTTCCAATGCCAGTACTCGTCTTACCCACCAGCAAGATACCGCTCGCATCGAGACGCATGTGTTCTGTGTAAGTTTCACTTGAAGCATCACTTAGTGCTGAAGCACTTGACTGCGAAAAGATCAGGCTTTGACCGCTGGCATATGCAATAGAACCTGCCGTGCCGCTTTTCTTAACGAAACCAAGCAGTGATGCGTAAGGAGCTATAATAGTGTTATCAACACCTGTTACAATGTTGCCAGCTACGGTTAATTTGTCACTAGGCGAACTCGTCCCAATCCCAACATTACCGCTGCGTTCTACTTTAAAAACTTCACCAGAAGCCGCAGAGGCAGAAATTAATGCGGTACTAGAACTACCCCAAGCATGATTAATAACCAAAGGAAGGTCTGAGATACCAGAGCCGTACAACTCTAACTTACCACTAGGCGAACTCGTACCAATCCCAACATTACCGCTGCCATCAATAAGCATTGCCGTGTCAGATGTATTCTTGCGAACCTCAAATGCTTTTTCTGTTGATGTACTAGCAGAAGCAACAATAAGCGCTCCCCAACCTTCGGAGCCTTGGGTGTTTTCAGCACGTAAAGCCCAGTCGTTTTGTACTGACCCTACTACATCTAAAACAGCACTGGAGCTACCGCCACCAATGTCAAGCGTCTCCGCACTCGCATCCCAGAAGAACTTTGGCGTGGAACCTGTGTCCTCGTAGAAGCTGATGTCGCCATCTTTGTTAATCTGCATACGATTAACTTCACTTACAAAAGGATCAGTTTGGAAGAATAAATTAGATGCGTTACCGCCACTACCTACAGTAGACAAAATCGTATCAGCACCAGAGCCTTTTATATAAAAGTAATTTATATCACCTTTAAATGTGCTTATAGTTCCATCTGCTGAAGTATCCACAGTCAGACCATCGCTGGTCAAAGTCCCAGTGACATCCAGACCAGTAGAGTTCAAAGCCATTCTTGCACCAGCAGCGGCCCTAAAGGTCATTGTGTCGTTTGAGTTTGTGTAACTCACTGAACCAGCATCAGTATCAGTGTCACCCATGCGTAACTCAGATTCACCAGTGGTAGAAGAGTTTATCAATATTTGACTATAGCTATCGCTTGTTGTTCCAACCGCTAAATAATCAGCCGTGACAGTGCCTGTTACGTCAAGACTAGCTAAGGTTGTCGTGCCTGTGGCTGTTAGGTTAGCTGTCGTAAGCGTTCCTGTGAATGTAGGAGAAGCAGTGCCAGCCTTACCGTCTAGCTGCGTCTGTATGGCTGATGTAACGCCATCTACATAATTAAGCTGAGCAGTGGTAGCTGTAATGCCAGCCGCCGTGAGAATACTGCTGGATGTAACGTTATCCATATCAGCCCTAGCAGCCTCAAAGCCACCAGCAGTGACGTTATCATGCACATGAACTGATTTATTGGTTGTGTTGACTGAAAGCTCGCCTTCAGCGCCGGTAAAGGACGTATGTTGCGTTGCTGTGCCTCTGCGGCGCTGTACCTGTTTGGTCATGTGCTGTCACTCCTTGAAGCGTTTATATCACGAATTTGGCTCTACAGGCCATGCTATATTAAAGATGTCACTAATATTATCAGGCAAATCACGCAGCGCTTGACGATAAACTCGCCATGCCTGCTGCTGTTCAGATGTAAAAGGAGCATCTGGCACTTGCGTAAAGTCAGATGCGTTAAGGAGCATATCTCTCCGGATCTTCATCTGCGCAGTCGCTCGCTCAGTAGCGATAGCGTCTAATTCTGATTTGGGCTTTTGCTGAGCCACTCCATTTACGACAATATAGGTTTCATCAGAATATTCGCCCTCAATGTAATCTTCCCCATCAAAGACATTTATTAATATGCCCTCTTGGCTCGTAGAAATACGTCTTTTAATCTCACCAGTTTCAACATCATATATCGTAAAGATCCTCATTTCTTTAACTCCAAATAACTGATGGCTGGCTGCAAAACCAAAATTCTTGCTGCCGAGCTAGTAGTTTCGCGCTTTACTTGTAGGTAGAAAGTTCTGGAACCTGTGTAGGTTGTAAGCTTTGGCAATATTACTGCGCCAGCGTTTATGCCGCCTACATAAGTACCTATAAATTCTATCAATGAAGTGCCAAGGCTATCTAAAAGTCTAATGGAAAAAACGCCGTATTGGTTGCCAATAGTCTGGGCAGAGGTGTTGGTATGCGTAACTGTTGTCATGCCTAATACCTGCGCGGGCGCACCTGACTGCGTTGTCGTTAAAGTTGCCACAGTTTGATAAGTGCTACTGGTGACTATAATATTTGCTTGCCCTGTTACAAACTCAGGAAGGGTGACTTGGTTGTTGCCAATCTTCGCGGTTGAAATCGCAGCATTAGCGATATTAGCTGTATCAACTTGAATAGTGCCAAGATCAGCAGAGATAGCTGATAGCTCATTCACGCTGATTTTAGCTGCTGTAACGGCCCCTGTGGCGATCTTAGACGTAATGATAGATGACGCAGCAATCTTGTTAGCTGTAACCTGATCTGTGCCGATCTTAGCTGATGTGATGGCATCCGCTGCAATGCTCTCCGCTACGATAGCACCAGCAGCTATTTTATCTGAGGTAATAGCATCAGCAGCCAATTCAGATGTGCTAACTGCACCAGCGGCAATAATACCAGCAGTAACACTGTCTGCCGCTAATTCAGATGTGCTGACAGAGTTAGCTGCAATGGCATCTGCTGTAACTGCGTTAGCTGCTATCTCATTAGCTGTGATGGCATCTGCTGCTATCTTGCCAGTGGTAATAGTGTTAGCGGCTATTTCATTAGCACTAATTGCACCCGCTGCAATCTCAGTAGCCGTGATAGTGTTGGCCTCAATCTCGTTGGCCGTAACTGCCCCAGCGGCAATCTTACCTGTGGTGATAGAACCAGCAGCAATCTCTGACGCCGTTACAGCACCAGCATCAATCTTAGCCGTTGTGATGGCGTTTGATATGATTTTATCAGATGTGACAGCATCAGTTGCTATTTCTGTAGCGGTAATTGCACCAGCTACAATCTTAGGCGTTGTGATGGCATCAGAGGCCACCTCAGTTGAGGTTATAGCAGAAGCGGCAATAAGGTCAGTCGTGATAGCGTCATTAGCAATCTTAGCTGTCGTTACAGCATCAGCGCCGATCTTAGTCGCTGTGATAGCTGTATCTGCAATCTGACTACTTGCCACCTGACCCGTAATATCTGTTGACGGAACAGCAGATGTCCACTCATTGCCTGTATAGCGATACAGCTTGTTATCGGTAGTCAGCAGAACAATGCGGCCTTGCGTTAAGGCTGTGGTTGGTAGTGCATTAACTTTTTCAACTGGTCTTAGATCATCGCTAAACAGGTTTTCACCGATAGTGCCTGTGATGTCAGTCGTTGGGACTGCTGTTGTCCAAGCACTACCATCTAAGCGATATATCTTATTGTCAGTTGTCAGTAAGACTATCTTTGGCCCTGTGTAGCCTGATACGGTGGGCAGACTAGAGACAATGCTAATTGGCTCAATACCTGATGCAAATGATGCAAAGGTTACGTCACCAGCACTGACAGAGCTTTCTGTATATACCTCTGTTGACCAAGACGTAGTTGACTGATCCCAGCGATAAATAGTGATGTCTGGCAAAAGCAAAACAAGCTTGCCATCGAATGCACCTGATGCGGGCAGTGATGATACTGGCTCAATCCCATACGCGCCACTCTCGCTGAATAGATCGTTGACAGCATCATTGAAATCATTTGGCGTGACCAGAAGCGTTGTTGCATTAACGCTAGAGGTAAAGCCAGATTTGTTCAGTGATAAGTCTACAGCCCGAACCCAATAGTATCTGGTTATGTTGTTCGCCAAATTTGGGCGCATAAAGTTGCTGCTAGAGCTTTCACCGACAAGCGAAGCTGTGTTTAGATTGTCGCTGTCGTTCTCCCAAACCTCAACATGGCTAAGATCCTGATCAGCAGGGTTTGTCCAAGTGATTGTAATATACTTAGAGCCACCGACAGCAGATAGGTTAGATGGTGTGGTTGGTGGAGTAGTATCACCCTGTGAGGCAAGTTGTGCTGTGGCAAATGGTGATCTAACGCCTAAAGCAGAAATAGCTCTGACTTTAACCTGATAATCATAGCCATTCAGAACAGGCTCAATGGTAAATGAATTAGATGAGCCAAAGACCGACGAAAACGCCGCATCTGGCGTTAGAATTGGCTCATTGGTTAAGCCATAATCTTCTGCTGTCTGTGTTGGAGTAACTGTAATGCTTCCCCAGTTTTCGCTTTCAGTATAAGCATCGGCAATGCTGTCATAATCTTCTTCGCCGCCCAAGCGCTTATATTGTATTTCATAATACTGAACGAAAGCATTTGCTGAAGCATCCCATGACGCCTTAATCGCAGGAATGGTAATCCCGTCATCATTGATAACAGCAGTTGCTGAAAGCGTAAGGTTTGTTGGTGCAGCTACAGATGTGAATGCTGGGAGCGTAGAATTATTGCTAACGATGTCTGTCTCTTCAGCGTTCCAGTCAAATGCGGCTGCTGATGTTTCCCTAAGCGTAAGGTTTACACGCAAGTCACCAGCGTCTTGGTCAGATGCAAACCGCCAACCAATAACCTCAAACTCTTTAGCGCTGAAGCCATATCTACTGTTGGTAAATGCAATAATGTCACCAACTTCAATCTGGAATGCCTCAAGCCCAAAGTCTGCACTTAAGGTCATTTGCTCACGACCCCGATAGAGCGTTAGTTTGGCAAGCCTCTGGGCTGTTGCTGGACTTGTGGTAAATGGTAGTTGAAGGTCTAGTAAAGCCTCTTCGCCATTATCCTCAGTCTTAAATGTTGCACTGGTTATTTCTGGATAGTCAGCAGTAATCCAATCTTGGTCTGCATCGTTAAACGTACCACGAACAGTATTGAAGTTATCCTGCATACTAATGCGGGTCTGTAGGTTTATAGGCCCACGCAAGTCATCTAATGTAAGGGTCTTAACTGGTGATGAATACGCACCAGCCTTTAGCTTCCAATAACCTGACCCCCAGAATAAAGTACCAGCACAAGCTGTAACCATATCCCCTAAGACATCACCAAGCGACCTATCGGCTTTGACTATACCGTTTAACGTATATCTCTTTTCTGTACCACTACCAGCTAGAGTTACGTTTTCATCACATTCGTTAGCAGCAGAAGCAAAGGATATATCGTCAATGGCACTATCAGACAGTCCATAGGAGGACGTTAGGAAATCACGAATACACAGAGCAGAGTTGTTGCTGTATGACGTTGTGGCTGTTCTGGGGTCATATACCTTTTTGCCTTCAACCACAGCCGTTATAAGCGGCACACCATTAGCAAACACATCTTGGTCATATTCATACCTGACGTACAGATAGGCTATCCCAAGGCCCTTAAAATTGCTGTCTACGCTGGTTTCAGATACAAGGTCACTGTCTGCTGTAGTCTGTGAACCATCATGCTTCTTAATGCGGATCTTATTCTGCCAAGTATCGCCAGTGACAAGATTGTTCCCATCAATACTGACAACCTCATCATTTATGTAGATGTCGCCAATGCTGTTTACTTCGTGACCCGCAAGCACAATAACTTGATGCAGATATGTATTATCTGTGCCAGTGGCTTCATAGAAGGTAACAACACCACCCTTACGAACTTTACCATATACAAAGTCTTGTGCAGCAGCAGCTTCACGGCTGTTGACCAGGATACTGCCAGAGCTTGCCTGTCCTAAGTCTGGCTTAGGCATCAAGGACATATATGCCCAAGAGGTTACTGCACTTACAGCTACATAAGTTCCAACTGTAATCGCTGCCGCTGTTAAGCCCGTAGCACCAGTTGCACTTATTATATAAGCAGCTATGGCATCTGGCATTCTAGGAACTCTATCCCAGCTATTCCAGTTTTTTATTGTGTAATCACCTAGCCTGTATTTGCTCATATCTCTTTAACCCATGCTTGGTGAATATAATCTAAGGGCAAATATAGCACACCTTCCTTTGATAAGAAAACAGCCTTAGTGCCTGTGCATATTCCCATTGCTACCCCTATAATCCATCTACTAGCTTGCTTAGTTGTAACAAGCGCCCCCAATGGCGGCACATACTCTACTCTTTTCAACTTACTATCTACTGCTTCCGTAAATGTCGAAAAGCCAAACTCTTTTTTAAGCGTGTCTCTCTTAGGGTTCTGTGAATATCTCCCAAGCCAATCATCAGCCCAGCCTTCATTATACATGGCCTTGTAAGCGTTATTGGTAAAGGTGAGGCAGTCATTCTTGCCCCATTCAAAAGAAATATCACTTACTGACTTCAAGTAGCGATTTAAGCTCTCTCTCTGCCCCATACGACATCCTTATCTTGTAGGTCAGCAACAAATGAAAAGAACGTATCGCCAGAATGACGGGAAATATGGTTTTCATGGGTGTATCTGCGATTGCTGGCTTTTTCTAAGCGTATCAGCTTACTTTCAACCGCAACAGTAATAACACTTGTTTCACCACTATCCTCAATGCTCATGGTGTTCATAACACCGCTGAATACTTCTATAGGTGATGATGTATCTGTAGTGCCAAAATAAACCTTAGCTTCACGCCTTTGATATGGCTCAGTCAATGCAATAGAAACCAAGCTAGAAGGCACACCAGATAACGTTAGAGTTATGTTTTTCGCTGATAAATCATTGACCTCTTCAAGACCACCAATGGAAAGCAAGTTTCCAGATCCAGTATATGTATCAACGCCAATGGTCAGATCACCGTAGCCCGTCCATAAACGAACTGGTGACGTATCAAAATCAAGCTCAACCGCATAATATGGCTGAACCTCTGGTTGGCTAAGCGCCGTAAGCAGCGCTGATGGTACTGTGCGGCTCATACTGCTTCTATCGCTCCGAATGTTATCCCATATATGCTGGCTTCATTTATGCTAAATGATTGCTCATTGCCTGCTAGTCTAAAGATCCCCTGAGCGCTCTGCACAGTAACAGCAGCATCGTCTGCTATACTGGTGCGCACATTAGGCCAAACATCTACTGTAGCGCTCCCTGTGCCATCCGTATCAACATCATTCAGCACCTTGAATAACTGACGATTTACGCCTGTGCCAATCTCCATATAATCGCCAGCCTTGAGATAATCAGTCTGACTTGCTGGTGCGCTCTCTATGGCAATCGTATCACCAGATGATACAGCGCCATCAACTAAGATTGTATCGGTATCACGCGCTGATCCTAGTGGCATAGTCGCGGCTGGATCACCAAGATAAAACGTGCCTAGCTGGCCCTTCAGCGAAATGAGCCAAGCTACCCATCTCTCCGCGTCTTCGCGCTTCATGGATGGCAATGTAACATCTGCCTGCCAAGCCTTACCAGCATAAGCGTGAGCCTGACCCGCGAAGGTAAACGGCGATCTGCTATATGCAACTGCATTAGTCGCCCTTAGTTCGATCTGAGATATGCCCGTATGCGTAGGCAGCGCTAAAGGATAACTGATAGCCATTATGCAAATGCCCTTCCATATGATCCACCACGCCGCTTGGCGTCTACTACAGCAGCCTTAGCACTGTCTGCTATCTGTGGCATTAACTGCTTAATCTCAGCACGTACAGTTTGCTGTACGCCTGTGGAGACGTTGATTGTTTGGTTGACTACTACGCCGCCACCGCCAAGCTGATTGTTTGGCAC